TCTTTCAACTCATCATAAGTTGGTTCATTGTAAAGTTCAACTAAATCAGATTGATTTTCCATAATGCTTGTAAGTAATGTAGCATCATCAGTAATCGTTGTTTGATTAGGTTTAACTCTTACAGTAGTTTTACCATATTGGTTACCAGCTTCAGCAGGTGTTTGTCTATCTATACCAATATCTCTACCATTAGTAGCATCTGTGATGTCACCATAATCAGGGTCAGCAATTACACCAAGTAATTCTTGATATACAGTTTTACCGAATCCCCAAAATTTAACACCTTCAGATTCTTTACCTCTAACAATCACAGGTGCAAAAGTTCTCATTTTAGGTTCAAGTCTTTTACCTTGAATCCATTCGTCTTTATTACCTGTTGATTTTAGTTTGTCAGCAAATTCTGCTACTGGGTCTGGTCTTCCAAATGAAAGAGGTGAAAGGTAAGTTTTATTATTACCTAAGTTATAATGAAAGAATAACTCAATGAATGGGTTATCTTTATTATGTTTGTAAGGAACAACACGAACAACTTGTTTACCTGGTTCAGGTTTCCAAAAGTTGTCTTTGTTTGATGTTGTTGCTTGTAACTTATTTAATCGATTTTTTATGGCATTTATGTCCATTTATTTTCTCCTATGTTTTATCGTTTATCATTTATCGTTTATGGTTATTCCATATAACCATATAACCTATTTATTACATCTCTATAATATATATCGCTTTTCCTATATAAGTCAAGCTTTTTTTTTATTTTTTTAAGTGGGATAGTGGTTTGATAAAAAACCAGTTTCTTGATATCTTATTTTGTCTCCAACATAATAACCTTCTTCTATATATGGAGAATGATAATTTTTACCATGAAAAAAATGAAATCGATTATATACAAAATCTGCTACATAATATTTTTCCCATTCGTCATCACTATCTTGCATTCTTTTAAAATCAGGTTCCCAATAATAATTAGGAAAAATTCTATCTTCCCAATTTCCTTCAGGATTTTCTAAATACATTAAAAAAGTGTCTGAAGCTATATTTTTACCCGCTAATATTGAATGACAATAAGCGTTACTAAGCTTTTTACCATCATATCCTAGTTCTTCTCTACTTTTATACTTACCCATAGTATTTTCACAAGTCAAATGATTATTTAATCCACTTTCTTTATGTCGATAAAAAGCAGTACCACCTACACCATATGATGGGTCTGTCAATGACATTAACCAGGCCCAATTAGTACTATCGTAATGAGGTTGTTTAAAACCAAAATTTATTTTATTCTGATGTAAATATCCACCTTCTACATAATGATTCATATGCCTTTGTGTCTTATGCCATTCAATATTCGTTTTACCAGCTTTTTTTGATTTTGGATAATAATAATCTATTAATAATTTTTTAAAAAATTCATCGTGTTCTGGAGTATCTTTATAAATAAGTGGTGCATTTCTACCATTATCAGTACTTTCTACTGCTTTTTTATTATACAAATATCGACAACCCGGATAAGTACCTAAATTAATAGGTGTCATAAATAAATCTCTATTATATTCAACTGGTGTACCATTTTGATAATAACCTGTTGTATATTCTGTTAATCTTTTTTCTTGAGCATCAGTATATTTACATTCTAAACCAGCACTTATCCAATACTCTCTAACCTGTTCTGGATATTTATAAAAATTATCTATATAAACAAACCTATTAGAAGGATATTCACTATATTCTAAAGGAAAAGTATTAACTCCAGGTTCTTTTACTACTACTACATCATCAAGGTCTTTTAAATCAAAATTTAATTTAAATATTTCTTGTCTTTCATTTTCACTAATCATCACATTCACCATTTTCACAATCACACATTGTCTGACATCCACAATGTTTATCCCATTTATCTATTGGGCATTCAGCAACTGCATAATGTACTTTCACATTCATAAAACAACCACAATGTGTACATCTACCGTCTTTTTTACCTGTATCTGGATTTGTTTCATCGTAGAGAAGATGAGGACATTTCTTACAAATTTCCCATCTTCGTTCAGCTTCTTCTTGAGTTGCTATTGTCTGTGAACCTTTTAGCCAAGATTTTAATGACTTCCAATGAGTAACAGCTAAATCACGAACCATTTGAGATGCTGGTGGAAGTTTTTGTTCTTCCCTCAACATCTCTTCGGTTTCTTCAATACACTTTAACTCTTTATCAGTAGCATTCCTCTCTACAGTAGGTTTCGGTTTAAAACCCATATTTTAGACTCCTTATTTTTTCTCCGTTGTCTTTTTCTCTGTAGTAGGTGGGCCAGCTACTGGTCCCTGTGATGCTGATGGTGGAGGAGGAGTTGGTGCAGCTTGTCTATTCTGTATAGTTCTCTGTTTTACTCTCTCTTCATATCCTGCATCACCAACAACTTTAGTTAATTGACCATTTGGTTCTCTAACATAATATTGTTGTTGTAAATTTTGAATATAAGTTGCTTCTGCATGTACTTCAACTTTTTGACCATTTTCTACAACATAATGATATTCAGTATTTAAATTTTTCTGAAATTGTTGTATTGATGCTGGTTGACCTGTTGCTGCAGTTCTTTGATTTTGCATTTCCCATTGTTTTTTAAGTCTTTCAACAACCTGTTCAGCTGACTGTAAATTTGGAAGATGACCATTTTCTTTAGTCCATACTGTATAATTTTCTTTCCAAGTATTAATAGTAGCTTCATCTGCATTTGCTGCAGGTGGATTAGGTGGTTGACTTTTAGGTCTTGGCATATCTAAAATTTCATCCACAGACCTTTTTTGATTATCTGGTAAATGTTCATTATCTTCTAACCATTTTTCATAATTCTTCTTCCACGCATCTACTTCGTCTTTTGGTGCTCCCATAAATGGTGGTCTTGGAGGCATACCTTTAGGTCTTGGAGGTGCTGGAATATCTTCACCATCTGCCCATTTTTTAAGAATATCTTTCTCTCTAAATCCACAGATATTTTTACCAGTATCACCGTCTATCATCCAAGGTGTACCACATTTTACATTATATTTTTCTTCAAGTTCTTTCTTCAAACCTGCATTATTTGAATCAGCTAAATCAAGTTTTAGAATATCGTATCCTTCATTATTTAACTCATCAATAAGAGGTTCACATCTTTTACACCAACCACAACCTACACTATAAAAATAATATAATGTTGATTCTTTTTTAGCAGGTGTTTTTTTTGTCGTTTTTGACTTTTTTGCCATAACCTATTCTCCTATAATTAAAGTATATTGTAACTAATTTACATATATAAATATATATAAATCAAGCTTTTTATTCATTTATTTTTATTATTTTAAAAATTCTTGTGTTAATCTTATTTAATCCTTCTGAATTTGTAACTAATAATGTATTTTTAAAATTCTCCCAAGGTACTATAAATTTACTATCTATGACACCATTATTTAAATTTGCAATAACTTCATTCAATGCATTAATTGTATATAATGTATTTGAATGTTTTTTTCTATGTAATGATATAGTTCCTTTCACTGCATTGTAATCTACACCATCTTTAGTATCTACATTATATGTACATATCAATTCATTTGTATCATCTTCATTTTGTAATACATAAATTCTTTCGAATATTATAGAATAAGCATTTTTAATATTTTCTACAATAGTATCAAAATTCTCTTTATCTGTAAATGTACATAATAATTGAGTTCTCATTATATCTCTTCTTCGTTATCGTAATTAATTCTGTTTCCATTAAAACTTGACAATAAACCACCACCTCTGTCATCAAATGCTCTAAATAAAAATTTCCATAATTTTGGATTAGGACTACCTTTTTCAGTTGCTGATTCCATTTTACCATTTACAATATCTTGGTGATTATGTTCTACTCCTTCTAAACCATTACCTGTATTTAATGTACCAGCAAATGTTAAAACATTCATCAATTGCATTGGTCCTTGCATACATAAATCAGCATTATCTTTTCCTAAATTTTTTCTCATACAATCATAATCAACATGCTTTGCTAATTCTTTACTTAATTCTTTATTTTGCTTTTTAATACCACCTGCTATACCTTTTATCTGATTTTTAGCAGTAGGTTTACCTTGTGCTTTTGCTTGTGCTGCATTTTGTACATATCCTATTCTCCTTTTTTCACTTCCAACATAGTCTTTTATTCCTCTAATTAATTCTTTGACTTGTCCTCTATCTTTCATACAATCTGCTAAACCACTATCTTCAAAAACTCTATCAAACTGTGTATCATCATCTATTAATTCATCATTAACACCTATATCTTGTCCTTCATCTCCAGGTCTACTACCATTTCTATTTCTATAATTTGGGTCTGGATGCCATTTTTGATATTGACCACATTCACCTGGGAAACCAAAGGAACCAAATTCACCAGTACTTCCCCATTTCACACTAACTGATGCTACTCTCTCTACCCCACTATTTCCCATTTCTTTTTTTATCTTATCACCACTTGGAAATGAACCGTGAGATGGTAAATATACTTCTTCACCACCAGCCAATTCAGAATCATATAATGCCATTTCAGCCATATTTTTCATCATACCTGTTGCTAATGTAGGACTTTCTCTATATACTTCTTCTGCCATTTCTGCATATGAATCTTCAACATATTTTTTTGCTTCTTTTGAAGGTACTTTTATTGGATTACCTTGTTTATCTACTGCTTTACCATTTGTCAAATCTTCCATTCTTTTTTTATGAGTTTCTAAACTTTTTCTTATTTTAGGTGATACACCTTGACCTTCTAAATCTTTTTCTAAAGCTTCTATAGTTCTCTCTAAAGATTTATTTTCACTTACAGACATTTTTAAATATTCTAATGAATGTTCATTACTTGGTATTAATATTTCACCTGTATTAGGGTCTCTTGTTAAGTGTAATTGATGAAATTCTTCTCCGATACCTTCAAATATTGGGTCTTCAAAAATAGTTTTTACTTTTGGTTCATCTTGTGCATGTACTATACTTTCTTTACCTAAATCAGGTTTTGAAGTAGTTGTAACTATTTGTTTAGGGTCTGCAGCTTTAACTTCACCTGGTAAAGGTTCACCTAATGCATTTTCAAGTGTATCTCTAATTGAATCTACACCTTTGCTATTTTGACCTAAAATTTTTCTTGCTTCATAAGATATATTTTTAATATATACTTTCGTACCACTACTATTTCTTTCTAAACCATATTTATCAACCATAATTCTTGCTAATTTTTGTTTTTCTGGTCCATCTTCCATTGTATGTAAAGCAATAATATCATCTATAAAAGCATCATAAACTTCTGTTTGTTCATTATTAAGATATTGAGCATTATTACGATAACCTGCAGTTTCTTTATTTAAAATATCTCTTAATCCCTTTGGTTCTATATTTTTAATTTTTGTTTGTCTTTCTTCTTGTGCTGCTGCTTCTGCTTCTTTTTCTTTACTTTTTACAAATGGAGTAGAAACTTCTGCACCTTGAACTGCAGTTCCTGCTTCTTCTGAATCTGTTGTTTTATCATCTGTAGAATCTTCTTCATCCTCTACAGCTACTAACTTACCATCTTCAACTTTGTGAGTTATTCCTTCTTCACCTTCTTTACCATATCCATTTCGTTTCCATACTAAACCCATTTTTTTAGCTTTTTTCTTAACTCTATCTGGTATTTCATCTGCTTCATTTATTAAATTTTCAATTAGTGTATCTATTACATTTACTGGAATTTTTAAATTTACCATGGATTCTCTAAGCTTAACTATATGTAAAGGATTATTAATATTAGGCATTCCATCATCAACACGATAAGCCCATTCTGTAAGTATATTATCTATTATATTATTCATATTATAACCTATTTGTTATGTCTTTCATTTCACCATAATTTAAACCCATTTTGGATTTAGTGTAATGTTTTCCTTCTTCTAAAATATTTCTTATTTCTGTCAAAGTCTCTACTCCATCTTTGTTTGAAAAGTCGAATAGAAAACTATCATAACCATATAAAACTAATTTTGTCTTCTTATTTAATAAATAGTCTTGAATCAATAAAATCTTCTTAATATTAGATTCAGTTTCATATGCTTGTATCAGATAGTTAAACAATTTATTTCTGTTCATATCTTGGTAGTTATTATATAATAGTTTCCGTCTATAAATATCAGTAAAAACATATTTATTACTATTAAATTCACTCCATTTTAAATTAATATATTTTTGAACTTCATCAAAAAATGGTACTTTTTCTCGTGTTTTTTTATCAATACCACCATATAATAACTTAAAACTTCGTTGTTTTGATTCTTCGTATGAACATTCATAATATTTAGCAAGATGTTTGTGTACTGAATCTTTACCAAAATCATATTTAATTAAATCACCAATTAACCTTAAATGATATGCATCAAAGTCAAACTCTACCATATAATCATTTTCAGGTAAAAATGCTTTCCTCTGTTCTGGTGTTAATGCTGCAAAGTTTACATTACCAAATGAATTACTCGGCCTACCTGTAGATGTCCATAGATTATATTGTGAATATAACTTACCATCTGAAATATGTTTTCTTACTCTCTCATCAAATATATCACATACATCATCTGATACTTTTATTCCATTAGTCTCTATTGTATGGAATGCCGTTATAGCTTCACTCATATAGACACTTTCATATACACTTGATACTGAACTACTCATAAGGTTACTTAAATTTTCACAGTATTCCTTGTGTTTAATTAGTGGGATTATCTTATTAAGTCCCTTTAAATTATAGTATTTACTTTGAAAATAATCATATGCATTAACTCGTATCTTATCCATATCTAAAGGTACATTTTTCTCTTTCCAATTTAAATAATTTATATCAATCAATCTTGTATCTGGAAATATATGTTTGATTTTTTTAACATCAGGTGTAAGATAAAAGTAATGGTGGTCATTTTTTATTGCAGCAATATCGTCAATATCTATACCATCAGGATGATTTAGACATAGTAATTTACCATCTTTATCTCCTATATGTTTTACATATATTAATGATAATTCATTGTCTTTATGTAATGGATGTAAAAATCCATCTATATATATTGGAATTAATATATTCATAACCTATTACAATATACGAACCTTTTACTTAAAAAACAAGCTTTTTTTAAGTATTTACTCCTTGTACTTTATACATAACAATACCATTTTTCTCATAAAAGTCATCTAACATTTCTTTACAACCACCGTAACCTGCTGCTTCAGCTTGTGTTTCACAATCTGATTTAGACAATTCTGTAGCTTCTCCCATTTTCACATATCCAGCTGTTTGTCCGTGTTCATTTTCCATACTTTTATTAAATTCATCAATTGTTGCATTATTTTCATTCTCTGTCATTTCTTTGTTAACTCTATCATATTCTGCTTTAAGGTCTGGGTCTACATTAGCCCATACATTTGTTTCTTCATTTGCTTCTTTTTGAGTTTTTTCAGCACCACCTGATAATCCATCTGACCCTAAACCATCTTCTTTTCCTACAAAATTTTCTGGTGTTAATGTTAAAAATCCTTCAATGTCATTTTCATAAGCTCCACCTGGACCATAATCTTGAATTTGTTCGTGACTGTAACCCAAGGATTTCAAATATTGTTTACTTACTACAATAACCATTTCAGAAGTATCTATTTTTGTTTTTTCTGGTTGACCATAGTCAGGTACTAATTGAGCTTTTATTTTTGTTTTCCATCCATTTGGGCCAATTTCTTGTGATAAGTTTTTTACAATAAAATGCATTACTGACCTATACTCTTTTGGTATATAACTAATTCTAAATGCATCTCCTATAGACAAACCACCAATACCATATATTGAAAAACTTAATTCGATACCCATTATAGGTGGATTATAAGATGGATTTATATCATAATTATCTTGATTTTTTCTAATTTGAAATTCATAATATTGAATTAAATTTTTAGCTACTTTTAATCCAGGACTACTTTCTTGTGACTCCCAATCACTTTCTTCAGCTTCTTCTGTTAGTTTTGTGGAAAAATCCTTTTCTTCTTTCTCTATCTCTCCAAATTCTTTTTCTAAAGCAGCTGCTTTATCAAAATCTTCGTTAGTAATTTTATCTGTAGCAAAAACCATAGACATATCTAATGATTCTTTATATTCTGCATGTTTACTATCTGGTTGTGGTGAAAGATTCATTAAAGCTGAAGGTATTTCATCTTGATAATTATACAACTTATCCTCTGTCACTTCTTCTGTTTCTACAATACCTGGTAGTTTATTTGTAGCAGGTAAATAACCATATCCAAAATCAACATCTAATTGTTCCTGATTTAATACATTACTTAATTTCATAGCATCTTTCATTCGTTTATTAAATGGGAATTTTCTATTATGCATATCATTAGCAATTGCAACCATAGAAGCCATTTTACCACTACCAACATTAAAATTAAGATTTAAATCTTGAACAATACTATTTGGTGAATGCACTACAAAAGGAAATAAACTGGATTGGTCTAAATTTCTTTCTTCAGTATCACCCTCTAAATCTATTAATTTATATCCCCTCGGTATATGATTTGAATCAACTATTGATATTTCTGTATGTTGTAGATTTCCTGCAGACATTCTTAATTCCATATGATTTACGGAAGAAGCATTAACTTCTCCCATTATATATTTTACTATATCATCTGCACTTGTATATCTATTAAATGCTTCTATAACAACACTTGTATTAATAAAACAATCATATAAAAATATTAATTTACCAGAGTCATCTGCAGGATTTGGTGAGCCGGGTGGATATCCATATAAAAATTTTATAGAACCTTTATGATGCATAACTTGCATCATTTTCCATAAATCTGGATTTAATCCAGTAACTGCTAATTCTGAATTAAAGCTTTGGTCAAATTTAAATGTATCATCATTACTTTTATCACGAACCATTCCAATATCTTTAGTACCTAATAATGGATTTAATAACATTCTTTCTAAAAATCTAAAAGTAATAAAAACATTTTCTTTCAATTCGGGTTTTGTTTCTGAAGCATCTAATCTTTGTAGATATACACCATCTCTTAAAGCTGCTGCAGGTGGTATTGATAATGGAACTTTTCTACCTGCTATCATTTGATATGTATCACCTGCATAATCTTCTATACCATATAAATAAGCTATGTCGTCAGCTGATTTTGTATTTATCCAATCGTAATTCCAAATTTCATCATCTGCATCTGCTGCAACAGTCAATAAAGCCCAAGTACTTAACTTATTTGTAAATTTTGTACTTATACCACTAGGACCACCGACATCTTCTTCTAATAATAAAAAATTCTTTGAAGTCATTTCTATACTACAATCATAACCACCATCTGCTCTTAAATTTGATGTATATTTAGTAACAACACCAACAACACATTCCATATCTCCATTTGCATTTTCTAATATACCGTTATTACCAAATATCTTTTCTTCAAAAGCACCTTGATTTTCTTTTACTAACTCGGCTGGATTATATCCATCAATATCTGCATTATTCCACCCATAATCTAATATCATCAATGCACCTGGTTTCAAAAAATATCTTAAATATATATCTTCAAAATCTTTCTGATTAAAAACAGTAAATTTAACTTGTGCTTTTCTTAAAGAACCCATAATTCTACCTGTATTTTCAACACTAATAGATGTTATACCAGGACCGGGTTTCATAAATGTATTATCTGTCAATTCATCGGGAAGAAATTGTTGAGCTAAACCACTTACATTACTTTCATCTTGTGCCTCTGTAGTAGAACCTAGTGGGTCATAATCATTAAATATATGATTACCAATTTGATAAATTTTTGTATTTAGTTGTTTACCTTTAGTTGCAGGTAATGGAGCTCCCTTCTCATCCTTACCTTCGGGTGGATTAATTTCATATTGTTCAATAGCACACCACAACCTTACCCACGGTGTTCTTGAACTTAAATCCATTTTACCTTCAAATAAACCAGGGTCACTACCTATAGATTTCATTAATTTTTCTGGAGCAACTGAAGTATTATTACCATGCACTAAATATGTAGCATGTTCAGGTGAAGACAATAATTGTCTTAGCATTAATTTACTGAATACTTTAGGATTAATGGGACCACCATAAATCCTTTTACTTACATCGAAACCCATTTAATATATCTTACCTTTATTTGGTTTTATTTTTGCATGTTTAGGACTTGCAGGTACTCTTATTTGTGTTCCTGCAGGAATGTTCATTGTTGTCATATTATTTGTTCTTGCTATAAACCACCACAATTTTGCGTCATTATATATCCTGTGAGCTAAATGGTCAAATCTATCACCTTCTTGTGCAATAAAATATATATCACTATTCTCTTCAGGTGCTTTTTCATAATAAGTTGTTTCCATATGTTCAGGTGATTGTACTTTTTTATAATTACTTGTAACAGTTTTTCTTTTACTTTTAACACCTAAATATCGTCTTCCACTAGCCATTTTTAACCCCTCTCTGTTTCACTTTGAATAGTACCAGGTCTATTACTATAACCAGAACCAGGTACATTTTCTGGTCCACCACCTAATCCAGTAACTAACGGTGCGTTTTCTTTATCAAATGTAGCACCTTCTGGTACTACTCTTTCAAAACTTCTTACAAAATTTTCTTCCATATATGAAAATCCTAGGAAGTTTGTTGCCCAATTAGGAGTTGCTTTTGTATGTAATACTGTGAAAGATATTGCACAAGTTATAGCCTTTGGTACTCGTCTTCCTTGCACTATTTCCCAAGGTTGACCATCTAAATAAGTAAAACTTAATGATTTAATAAATCCTGTCATATCACTTCCTTCATCACCAAATAAATCTCCCAATCTAAATGAACATAATGGTGGTCTCATTCGTGCTTGTTCTAATCCAGGGTCATTTGCATATTGGGGATATGCTAAACCATGTAGTCTTTCTAATTTACCGTATATAGCTGTAAGTTCATCATAAGTTTGAGCAAACATTCTTAATGTAAAAGATATATCTCTTTCTGCACCAGTATAAGTATATGCTTTTTCACTACGACCTATATATTGCTGCCCATTCCAAGATGGACTTATAGATTCAGTTATACCCTCAACATAAGCTCTAAAAATTATATAACGATTATCTCTTAAATCTTTAAAATATAACGGCATTCCATTTCGCCAGTCATTTAATTTTTTCTTATCTACATTACTATCAGTAGCAGCAACTGGTTGTAAAGTCATCCAATCACCCGTAGCAGTTTTATCATCTCGACCTATACCTCTAGGTTCTATACTGTCATTAACATTAGCAAAAGGAGCTTTCGTACCATCACCATACTCTGAAGACCAGTATGCATTTTTTAAATCTTTAGAATTTCTCATATCTAAAATATTGTCATAAAAATCATTTGCTTGTCTAAATGGTATTTCATAGTAGGCTCTTAATCTCACTGGTTTTCGTGATTTACCCATACTGTGTCTTGATACAGCACCAATATTTATATCTGGTGTATTATTAACTTGTGTACCTACACCACTACCACCAAGTCTATCTGGTGTCATCTTACCCATAACACTTTCATCTTGTCCATATGCTAATGTACGAGGATTATAATCCCATAATAGATTAGCTAAACCACCCCTTTCACTCTGTGCAGATGATGTTGCAAATGGCATTCTTTTTTCAAATAATAAACTTGTAAGACCTGTTTCTAATGAATAAAGGTGTATCCAATAAGGTTTACCACTAACATAAAATTTACTTGTTCTATAATGTTGATTACCCATCATAACTTGATAAATATTACCCATAGATAATAATGTAAGTCCACCTACTTCTTCTAAACTATCAGTATATTCTTTGTTACTTCTCTGTCTTCCATATCTTTGTGCAATTATATCAGCTTTTGTGTGATAAGGAAATACACTAAAAAAGTTACCTTGAAAAGCTGGTAATGGTAATCCAGTATCTAAACCACCGTGACTCCTGAGGTTTTGTGTCTGTCTAAAATAATTGAATGCAGTCATTAATAAACCGTGAGGGCTTGTGGCATATAAAGCTAATCTAGCCGCATCTAATCCCCAGCGTATAATAGGTAAACCTCTACCAGGTTTTCTATACCAAAATTGACCACCTTTTTTAGGTACCCTACTTACTAAATAAGGTTCTCCTAAAAATCCAAATACAGCATTTCTCCATCCAAACACTCGTCCATCACCTTGATATCTAATATTTAATCTATCATCAAATTTGGAAGTTTGATTATGATTATATAATGAATCAAATGTTAAATCTCCTTTTCCTAATTTATTACCTTTATATCTTTTACTACCCACAATAATTGTTCTCTTACCTACTCCCGTTTCAAAAGTATTAAAGTCATTCATATTTGCTGTAGTACTATTTGCCCCCACATACCAACTACCTCGAGATGCATCTACATTATATCTACCATTACCCTTATATGAGTCTGGTCGAGTACTTAAATTAAAAGTTTCGTATTTAGTTACGAGATTAGGATAACCTTCATTAGTAACTATATTACCACTACTAATTATATCTGTTAATTTAGGTGCATTTATTTCTCTAAAAGTAGTAGAATATTTATCTGGTTCATTAAATAATCCTCCTAATTTATCATCAAATCTTGTTCCACTATAAGTATTTTTATGTACATTACCCATTCCAAGTCTTGGGTCATATTTAGTATTATTATATGACTTTGATACTCCATCAGATGAAAAAGGAAATGCTTCTGAATTAATTTTATTATTTTCAAAATAGTTAGTACTACCTTTAAAAATATATTCATCTCCAGTGTATAAAGATGCAGGATTTAAATCTTTAAATATATTACCTATAGGTGATTGATTTAAATATTCTATATATTTTGTATCTGTAATATTATCATTATTTGTAAGAGGTGTAAAATCAGATGCATTATGTATCGATGGAGTATTAAATGTTGATATATCATCCAGTGTACTATTTTTAGCTGTTACATCTGATTTTGGATTAAAAACAGGTTCTTGTCGACCCTGTATAGTTGTTAAATCAGTTTTCATCATAGGTTCTAAATTATTAAATATACTTTTTAAATTTTTTAACCCTGCCATAATTATCCTCGTTGTTTACCAAATGAAAAATCACTTGTATTTGCTACTCGAACTTCTAAAGTTGTTGCCTCTAATGCTCCTACTACTGCAGCACCTATTAATTGTGCATCACCAGCGTCAAAACTCATATTATAATAATTGTTTATATCTTGTAACTCTTCTTTACCAAATAAAGCTTCACCAATTGAATCTAATGCTCTTGAACCAAGTTTACCAATTGAACCAATAAATTGACTTATACCAGCAGCTGCTGCAGTTATAGCTACACTTCCTAAAGATGCAGCTAATTTAGAATATGCCCAAGCTGTTTTTGATACAGCATCATAATCAACATTTTGAAAATCTTTTATTGCATTAATTACTTTAACAATACCTCCAGATATTGCATTTATAATACCTATAATTCTATCCATAACACCTAATACTGTCTCTGACATAATAGTCATTACACCTATTATACCATTGTTTACTGCATTAATTACTCCTATTATCGTATCACCAACTGTTTTCATCATAGTATTTACTGCTTCCAAACCACCAAGTACTAAATTAGTCCATATTTCTGCAAGTGCAACAAAAGCTTGTGCAACTGAATCAACAACACCTACTATAACATCTCCAAGTGTTTTAATTATAGATACAAGACCAGTAGCAAGTATGTCAATAATCTTTACAATACTACCGAATAATAATTCAAAATAATTAAGCATTACAGGAAAAACTGTTTGTAAAAGTTTATTTAATGGTGGTTCTAATATTTTGAGTGCTTCACCTAACGCCCACACAGCTGCTGCTAAACCAAATAAAACAAGTAGTGCTATTCCTGCAACTTTGACAGAAGCACCTAGAGACCCCAATGCTAATGTCAATCCATAAATCCCTAATGCTATAGCACCCAACATAACATAAAAGTTAGCTCCGAGAGCATTCATCTTCTCCATGGCTAGAGCCATAACATACATAGAACCTGCTATACCGACCAGTGTTATAATAGCTGTTTTATTTACCTTAGCAAAAGCCCAAGATAATAAAAATAACAATCCTACAAATGCTAATATCTTTAAACCTGTTTTACTAAATAATGCTCCAAAAAGAGTATCAACAGTAGCAACAAAAGTATCTTTTATAAAACCAAGTATACCCTTCATTCCTTCTTTCATAGTACCCCAAAATCCAAGTTCTTTAAATTTACCAAAAACACCATCTGGTCCTAATATATTATCCCATACAAATATTTTTATTTTCATCCAAGTTTCAAGTAACCAAGTTGACCAATTCTTCATTCTACCTTGTGAACCACCTAACCAATTTTTAAATTGCTCAGCCATTACTACTATCTCATCACCAATGATTCTAAATGCAGGTGCTAATGCTAACATAATTGTATCATAAACATCTTTTAATGCTCCCAAAATTTTCATCATTGGACTATGTTTTGTTTTTTCAAGAGAATCTTTAGCATTTGCTAAATTAGTTGCTGTAGCTTCTGTTATATCTGCTTGTTCTTTTCCTCCTCTAACAAATTTAGCCATTTCTGTTACTGATACTCCTATCGAATCAGCTAAAGCTTGTCTTTGAAGAACATTCATTCTTTCCCATTCAGCCTGACCACCAACTTGATTCAAGATAGACTTCATAGCACCGTGCATGTCACCTTTTAAAGCTAAACTCTGAGCTTCTTGATAGTTAAGTTGACGACCAAGTAACATGCTTGCTTCCATCTGTTTTTCAATAGAAGTTTCAAAGTTCAATAATGAGTTCATTGTCTTTTCAACTGTCTGTAATTCATTACCAAATTTTCTAGCAAATATAGCAGCATTCATTATGTTACCACCCATACCTTTACCATATTTAGCTATGAGTTCTTGACTATTAGCCATATCATTCATAACAACTGCAGGACTTAAATTATTTTTACCAATAAGAGCACCAAACCCTTCCATTAAGTTTAATGCAGTTTCTTTCGATGTTCCAAGTAAACTATGAAATCCAACCATTAACTTACCTGTAGCATCAGCACTCATTGCAAATATATCACCAATTTTTACCATTTCCATACCCAATCCTACTGAAGCTTGGTGACCCATACCCATTGACTGCATAAATACTTTTGCAGCAGGTAATATATCATCAAATGATTTACCTATGTATCTTAATTCTTTATTCATTTTGACTATTTCTTCAGCAGCTACTGTACCAGCAGTACCAAATGCAGTTATCCCTTTTTCAATATATCCACCAAAAGATTTAAACATACCAAACATTGTCGTCACAACCCCAACTGCTGTAGCTAAAGCACCCCACTTTATGAGTTTCCAAAGACCCTTGAATATTTTATTTACACCATCTTTTATACCTTTAATACCTTTCAGAAATCCATCTTTCGCTTTTTTACCAGCATCCTTCATAGTAGCTACAATTTTCTTTCCAAGGTCTTTTATACCTTTATTTATTGCAGCTGTCATTTTTTTGGTAAAGTCCAGAATAACTTTATTTAAATCTTTTCCAACATCTCTGGCTTGTTTTACGGTTTGTTCTTTTCCACCTTGTTCAGGCATTTTGTTCTCCTATAAAAAAAAGGGCTCTATCATATATAAATATAATAAAACCCTATTTTTGTAGTATTTATCTATTTTTATCTTCGTGGTATTCTTGGTCTTTGAACTCCTTGTGTTGGACCTTTACCTTTAGATGCTTGTTCGTGCTGTTTTTTTTCTTCTTTTTTCACATCAGCTAATTTTTTTAAATACCATCTTTTTAAATAAACCGGCATTCCGTAGACTTCAGTATGAGTGAATCCACCTTTACTATAATAACAAATAGTAAAGACTTCTTCGTGAATCTTATCCTTGTGTTCCGGCTTTAGGCCAAAAAAATTCGAGGCCAAGTGGAATATCCACCGGCACTAATTCACCTCCCATATCTACATCTTGTGTTAAAATTATATCAGGTTGCATCTTATCTAAATAAGCTCTAAACTCTAATGAATCTCTAGCTAACATATTTTCTACAAATGTATGTACAGTTGATTTTTTATCGTCACCATCTACAGCTGTAATCATATATTTTAATCTTGTAGATAATTCTCGTTCTTGGCCCATTTTTTTAAGACCTTTTAAATCTCTATCAACAAGTTTTTCTTCAACTCCTGTTAAAATTTTAAATTCAATTGTTTTTTTACCTATAGGTAATTCATAACTAAATTTATTCTGTGAATAATCAATATCTTCTGGAAGTTCTTTAAAATCACAGTCTGCTAAATTAAAATTATGTTGAAACTTTTCACCTGTTGATGGGTCTGTAACTTCACAAGGATAATCTGCACCATATGCTAATATTCTTGCTGCAACTAAAACTCCATTCTTATCACCCACTATTAAATCATCACATTTAACACCTGGTGTTAATATAAGTGAATCTAAAAGTCTATCAACAACGATACCTTTTTTAATAAGATTCTGTGATGTAAGAATATCCTCTTCTTTTGTAGTCATATACTTTAATTCAATTTTACCTGAAGATAAAGGTGACTCTTTGGGATATATACTACCACCACTTGGTAAATCAACTATTTCTGATGGAAATAATGATTGTACTTTTTCTTTTTTTTGTTCTGCCATTTTTGACTCCTATGATTTTGATTCAGCAACAGAAGCTTGTCTATAAGCTGTAACCATTTTTTTAATTTCACCAATAGCTTTTCTAGCTCTACCACCTGCAGCTTTTGTACCTTTATTCACAAATTTTTTGTGATTTTCTTGAAAGTCTTCAAATGCTGCTTCTATTTTTTCATATAGTTCGTTACTATTTGCCATTATATTTCTCCTAATTTATACTTCAGTTGCTCTTCTAAACCAACCTATCCAGAATTTTTCTTGTTCTGGTT